GCCTTATTGACTACTATGAGAACGCTGGCGTCGGACTAGATCATTACGCACGCATACTGCAAGAAAAGGGCTATGTGTATGACCAGCACGTTCTGCCTCACGATGTGAGGGTCAGAGAGCTAGGAAGTGGCCGGTCTCGATTAGAAGTGCTGGATAACTTAGGTGTGCGCCCGGTTCAGATTGCTCCGCAGCTCAACGTAGATGATGGCATTCAAGCGGCCAGATCGATGTTGGACCTGTGCTACTTCGATAAGGATAAGTGTGAGAAAGGCATTGACTGCTTGAGACAGTATCGCCGGCAGTACAACGAGACGATGATGGTGTGGAATGAGCGACCATTACATGATTGGACCTCACATTGTGCAGACGCCTTCCGATACTTAGCCGTGGGCTACCGTAAGACCTCAGACTGGGGCAATCCGATACGCAGGAACTTACAGGGTATTGTATGACTGTTGTTGCAAGCTTTAGTGGTGGCAGGTCAAGCGCAATGATGATTAGCGAAATGGAGTTATCTAACGCGCTTGTAATCTTTTGCAACACCGGCAAAGAGATGCCAGAGACCTTAGACTTTGTAAGAGATTGTGAGAAACACTGGAGCGTGCCAATTATATGGCTGGAATACGCAGGTAAGAAGAAATATAAAATTGTCGATTATCATACTGCGAGCAGGAACGGCGAACCCTTTGAGCAGTTGATTACTGACAAAAATTATCTACCAAATATGGTTGCGAGGTTCTGTACCAGCGAGCTTAAAGTGTTAACTATTGAGCGATACTTAAAAGATAATGGCATCATGGAGTGGGAAACGGCGGTAGGCATACGCGCGGACGAGCCTAGAAGGGTAAGCAAGATGCGGAACAAGCCTGGCTACTTAACGCCATTGGCTGACAAGGGAATTACATTGCAGGACGTTATCCGGTTTTGGTCAGAGCAGGATTTTGATTTGCAGCTCCCAACTTCAGGGTTTTATTCAAACTGCGACTTATGTTTTTTAAAGGGTTACGGAATAAAGCAATCTTTAGTAAACGAAAACGACGAGCTGGCTATTTGGTGGGCAGATCAAGAGATGCGCATAAACGCACGCTTTAGGTCTGATCAGCCTAGTTACACGAATATGATTGCCGTATCAGGCCGTCAAACAGACTTATGGGGATATGAAAGCACTCCCTGCTTCTGCGGTGATTGAGTATTGTCTGATATAATCGGCTTTCCATACTGGAGGCTTTATGGCAATCGGCTCTCGCTTACGCGGCATTCTTGATGAATTAATCACTGCTGGATTTCCAGAAGAAACTGCTGAACGCATTGTTACCGGCCAACTTCCAATGGACACGGCCTCTCGTATGCAGCGCGCTAAGGCCATGGGCTTCGACCCTAGTGACGTGCAGTATCACGGCACCAAAGCAGACTTCACAGAATTTGCACCAAGCGAATTTGGGAATGTTGGCCCCGGCATTTACATGAGTGCAAATCCTGAAGTGGCGGCGGGATATGCAACTCGTAATTTGTACAATCCAGAAGAGGGTGCGCAAGTAATGCCGCTTTTGACGCGCGGCGAAACAATCGGAATGCGTGATTATTTTGCGCAGTACCCTGATACCGCCATTTCTCAAATGCCCGACACAAACGCAGAGCTGAGAGAGTTAGGTATAACTGCAATAAATGAAGCCGCAGGAGCGCCTGATAAGGCTGTTTTTGATCCCAGAGATGTGCGCTCACTATTTGCCGCATTCGACCCTGAGTACAAAGGCTCTAATATCCTTGGATTCCAAGGTAAGTCACAATCACCGTCGCTTTTAAATGCTGCAACCCAATCTGCGGTAGGCGCGGCATCAATGGCAGCCACTGAGACGCCAGAGGGTGAGTTATACCAAGGTTTAACAGACAAGATGATCGATTACCTTGCTGAGCAGATGGGCGGCTCAGAAAAGGATAGAGAGCGTGCTGAATATATATCGATGGGGATGGACTTTTTGCCATTTGTCGGTGCTGCGAAGGGCGTGTCTGAAACCTTTGATGCGTATAAGAACGACGATACGCTCGGCATGGCTCTCGGCGCCGGAGGCATACTTGCTGGGATGATTCCGTTTGGCCGAGGCGCATACAAAAGTGCGCTTGGCATCGCCGAAGAAGCGCCTGTCGTTACGCGTAATACGGGATTGTTGCAGCGAGTAGGCGATCCTGAGTCAGTTAATACGATGAAGTTAGATGTTGATCCGGGCGTAGACCTTGTGCCTAATCGGTTATTGAGCGCAGAAGATCTCGAAGGTCGCGGCTTTGTTTCTGGCATGGCCGATACTAGTCGTGGCGACTTGTCTCGCGTTGTAGCGGTAAACGATCAGCCGGTGAATATGGTTCGCTTTGGCGGACAAGATTACATGAGGCAACCGCAGAATGTAGAGAAGGGAGTCTTATGGGCTTCAGACGCGGGCGCAGTTACAGGGTTAAGTAACGCCGCAAAAGCGGCATCACAACTGCCCGGCGTGAGTAGATCGCCTTTATACATTCCATATCAAATGGGCGGCGCGAGCACTGATTTTGCCACAATGACTTCCGACATCATGGTTCCTATTGCTCGGCAGAACATGAAAAAGGCCGATAAAAAGGCGCTTGATAAACGCATCCGTCAGGGTGCAGGAACAAAGACTGGCGAGTTTAAGCCGCAACCAGATTGGCCCGGTATAGATAGCCCGAAAGCCGATGAGTGGCTTGCAAATGCAGGCGGCAACCGAAAGGCGGTAACAAAGGCAATAGATGAATATCGCGATGTTGCTGGTATAAATCTTTCACAAGCGCGTGCGGCGATTGTAGATCCAAATCAATTAACCCCGCGTGTCGGCAATTTACGACAGGCTGGGGTGCTAGATTTAATGAAGCCGGCTCAGCCCGGCATTCACCCGTCGTACAACACTGACCTCATGGGTTCGTACCTTGGTGAGTTCGGCGAGGGCGCAAATTTGCTGTCTGACTTAAATCCATTAATTCGGTCGTCGAAGAAGCCGTTTGTGCCAGAGATGACGGCGCGAGGACATAATCTGGAGGCAGCAGCGTTACCTGCGCCTGTCGGCAAGGCAATGCAAGCTGGGCTTATAGGGGCGTTTGATCAAGCAACGCTCGATGAATTAATTAAGAAGGGACTGATAGCGCCGTAATATGACTGCTTTTTCGTTTTCAGCTACGCAATCATGGTCGAGCATAGTTTCGAGCAAACCATCAACCCAATCAAAAGGGCTGACTTCTATTGCTGCGATCCAATCTAAAGCGTTTTGTGATAGGTCTTTAGTATCCATGCGGAATAGTATAAAGGTGGTGGTATAATATGGCTACACCTAGAAAAGGTAAGGCAAAGGTTAAGGTTACGGCCTCCGGCAAGAAAGTATCGTATGGGCAGGCCGGTAAAGCCAAGGATGGTAAGTCGCGAGTACGGCCAGGAACTAGCAAGGGAGACGCCTATTGTGCGCGATCCGCTGGTCAGATGAAGAAACACCCGAAAGCGGCTGCCAATCCTAACTCACCTTTACGCTTATCTCGTAAACGGTGGAAGTGTTCTGGAACTAAATCAAGGAGCAAGTAATGGCCTACGGTTACGGCAAGAAAAAGAAAGGCAAGAAGCGAGGGAAGTGATATGCCAAGTAAACGAGGACTATACGCCAACATTCAAGCCAAGCGTAAGCGCATCAAAGCTGGTAGCGGCGAGACTATGCGCAAGGCTGGAGAGAAAGGTGCGCCTAGTGCAAAGGACTTTAAGAAAGCCGCTAAGACAGCCAAGAAGCCTGGCAGGAAGCGTAAGTAATGGCACTGACTAACTATGCGGAGTTGAAAAGCTCTATTGCTGACTTCCTCAACCGGGATGATCTGACGTCTGTTATACCGACGTTTATCTCCTTAGCGGAGGCTCAGTTCGCGCGCGATCTACGTCACTATAAGATGGAGAACCGTGCCACAGGAACTATCGATAGTCAGTTTATGACTAAGCCTGGTGACTGGCTGGAGACTATTCGTATTAATATTACGACCTCGAATACACGTCCCCTCGATCTTCTTAGTGCGCAGGCTATGGTAGACAAGCGCGCTAATCACTTGGATATCACTGGCATCCCTCGATATTACAGACACTCCGAGAATCAGTTTGAGTTCTTCCCTAGCCCTGACGGGAGCTATGGCGTTGAGCTTTTGTATTATCAGCGTGTACCTGCGTTATCTGACTCTGCCACAACCAACTGGTTGCTGACTGAGGCACCAGATGCTTACTTATACGGTTCGTTAGTTCACTCCGCGCCTTACCTATCGGAAGACCAACGAACGGCTGTATGGGCTCAACTCTTCGGCGCATCATTACAGCGTCTTAATCAATCATCGGACGAGGCAACACATTCAGGTAGCGGCCTTGTTATGCGTAACAGGGGGCTTGCATGAGCTTTACTAATTTCCTAGAAACAGAAATCCTTGACCACGTCTTTGGCGGCAATGCTTACAGCGCTCCAGGCACTCACTATCTTGCGTTGTATACAGCGGCACCGAGTGACACTGGCGGCGGCACAGAGTGTTCTGGCACTAGCTATGCGCGTCAGTCTGTCGCATTTACTGTGTCAGGAAACGAAGCCACTAATAGCGCGGCAGTAGAGTATCCGACAGCAGGCAGCAACTGGGGTACGATTACTCACGTAGGTGTTTTTGATGCGGCTTCAAGCGGCAACCTTATGGCCTATGGAACGCTTTCAGCATCTAAGGCTGTAGAGACCGGCGACGTGTTCCGTGTTCCTGCTGGTGACTTAGACATCACGCTAGACTAATGAACTACGGTCAGTGGAAATACGGCTATGCCGCGTATTCCACGGCTGACCTTGAGGAAGGCGCTAGTTTAGGTCCAGCAACATCCTCAGTGGCCGTTAGCTGTGTGCGTGTCAGGTTTGGCGACCTCACTATCGCAGCAACGGCAACTGTCTCACCGTCAGGTCTTCGCGTCCGTAAAAGCGCATCCACGATTGCGTCCACATCGGCAACTAGCCCATCAGGCTTGCGAGTACGGATTAGTGGCTCTGCAATTTCTGCTACATCTGCGACAGCTCCGGCAGGAATAAGAGTTAGAGAGTCATCTTCTGCAATTAGCGCCACATCGGCAATCACATCATCCGGTCAACGAATAAAGCAAGGCGCATCTGTGGTGTCTGCCTCTGCGACTGTAACACCGGCCTCTCAGAGGGTTAGAGAGACCAGCACGGCGATTTCTGCCACTTCAGCTACGTCTAGCGGGGTCGAGGTTACACGCAACGTACAGAGCGTTATAAGCGCTTCTAGTGCCACCTCATCGACTGGCGCACGCACCTTTAGCGGCGCATCTGTTATTGCCGGCACATCGGCTCAAACAGCTTCTGGCGTTAGAACATATTCAGCAAGCTCAAATGTAGCCGCAAGTGGTATAATCGCTGTAAGTGGCGTAAATACAGTGCGCGGATCTCTGTCAATCACAAGCGTGGCGACAGTAACTCCAACCGCAGCACTTATCCTCTGGATTGATCAACCAATTGATGCAGAGACTTGGACTGACCAGGCAGGAAATGACGCTAACTGGTCTGACGTAACATTAATAGGCGCGACATGGACCGATAAAACGGCTAGTGACGCAAATTGGATTGATCAAACCATCACCGACGAGACATGGGAGGCCGCTTAAATGGCTGACACTACAACGACTACGTACAGCCTGGTTAAGCCAGAAGTAGGAGCCTCAGAAGACACTTGGGGAACTAAACTCAATACCAACCTAGATAGTATCGACAACCTGCTAGACGGCACTACAGCGGTCACAGGCATTGATATTAATTCAGGTACGGTCGATGGCTTAACTTCCCTTAGCTTGGCCAGCGGCAACTTAACGCTACCTGATAACTCCAAGGCTATTTTCGGTGCTGGCTCTGACCTACAGATTTACCATGATGGGAATCATAGTTATGTTTCTGACGTAGGCACAGGACATTTACGTCTTACTGGAACAAATGTTTTAGTAGAAGATGGAGCAGGGACTGATTACATTTATTGCGCCTCAGACGTTGTAAATCTATATCACGGAGGCAACTTAAAGTTCAAAACAACCTCCACAGGCATCGACGTGACCGGCACAGCCACGATGGACGGGCTTACTGTTACGGGAACGCTTGGAAACTTTGCAGTAGATACTCAGGGTGCTATTGCTACTTTCTCGCGACCTTCTACAAGTTATATAAGAGCATCTGATGTTTCTGGCTCTTTAAGATTTGACGCAGGTGGAAGCCTTGCAAGGCTTAACATAGCCGCCAACGGAGACATCAGCTTCTACGAGGACACGGGCACGACTCCGAAGTTCCACTGGGATGCCGCTGATGAGTCTTTAAGCCTAAGCTCAAACAGCGCCTATGTAGTTACAAACGCAGGTAGAGCAATCAATGGATTAGACATAGCAGGAGCAGAAGGCTCGCTTGGTAGCTATGGTGGGGCAATATCTCTTGGAACTGGTCGTACAGGTCGATCAGCTATTGCGGCTGTTCAAGGACATGCTACAGATGGCGACGCTAACGGTCTTGCGTTTTTTACGCATGAATCAAGCGGCTCAACTGCTGACTCTACAGAACGCCTCCGCATAACCTCAGACGGCTTGGTTGGAATCGGCACTAGTGTGCCTACTAACCCTTTAACCGTAGCATCTTCAGGCAGTGCGTCTTACACAAGTTCAAAAGGCATTGTAGCAGATTACACAGGTTCTAGCGTAACGGAAGTTGTCCCAATTGGTTTTAGCTGGTCAAGCTCGACTGCCACACAGAACCCTTACTGGGGCATGGGGCTTGTACCGCAAAACTTCAGTGCAGGGAATGCTGATTTAGGTTTTTATACCACAGGCACCGAAGCATGTCGCATTGATGCCTCGCAGAATCTGCTTGTTGGTTGTACTGATTATCCAAATGACACCGTAAACAACGCAATAGGCTTCGGTGTTGCCAGCTCAGGTGAAACTATTGCGGCAGTAAACGGAGGCAGAGCCGCTGTCTTTAAACGAGCAACTTCTGATGGCTCTATTGTAGAGTTCTGGAAAGACACCTCTCAAGTCGGCGCCATTGGCGCTGTCAGTGGTGACTTAGCAATTTTTTCAAGCGCGGCAAACCATAAAGGTTTAAGGTTCGGTGCTGGATTTGTTGCACCTACAACGAACAGCACTACCGTACAAGACGCCACAACTGATCTGGGCGTTTCTACAGCAAGATTTAGAAACCTTTACCTGTCAGGCGGTGCATACCTCGGCGGTACTGCGGCGGCGAACAAGCTGGATGACTATGAAGAAGGGACGTTTACTCCTGTAATGACTGGCGTTTCTGGTTGGGATTCTTCTGAGGTTGGACATTACACGAAAGTAGGCAATTTAGTTACGGTAATGATTTATTTTTCAAGTAATTCGGCATTAACAGGAACACCAGTAAATACAATAACTGGGTTGCCTTTTTCTAATGATGTTAGTGAAAGAGCCTCTAATGTTTCAGTATCTAGGATGTTTGGAATAGATTTAACAACAACGGATTATATTGCAGGCGTAAGTAGTACAGAAATTGTTTTTAGTTATGTAAATGGAGATAACAACACAAACAACTTCACGCACAGTGGTAGCACTTTACGTCTTACTGTAAGCGCCACTTATTTTACAGCCTAATTATCTCAAGTGGATTCTTGAGACGGACTAAAGGAGACAACAATGTCATTAACTAAAGAAGTAACAGCAGACAAGATCGAAGTAGTCACAGGCTATGACGAGGACGGCAACGCCACTGCCTCTGTCCAAGTACGGACTGCTACTCGTGTGCTAGAAGACGGCGCTGTAATTTCACAGTCGTATCACCGTCATGTAATTCAATCAGGTGACGACTACTCAGCTGAACCCGCTAACGTACAGGCTATTTGTGTAGCCGCATTCGGAGAATAAAAATGACTACATGGACTATTGCAACACTTGAGCGTGACATTCAGCCAGCAGACATGGACGGCGCAGTAGTCGTTGCACACTGGCGGGCTACTGATTCAGAAACTGTAGGCGAGGGTGACGACGCTGTGACTTACTCTGCATCCTCTTACGGTACTGTAGGCTTTACACCAGACCCTACAGCGCCCGGATACGTCCCCTACGCTGATTTAACTGAAGAGGTAGTCTTGGGCTGGGTATGGGAGTCTGTCGATCAGGAAGCAACTGAGGCGGCTCTAGCGGCTAAGATTGAAGCAGAGAAGAACCCTGTCACTGCTGACGGCGTACCTTGGTAAACCAATAAAAGGAAGTCGGTATGAATTCTGTAGATGACGCATTAGCACGTTTAGACAAACATGAGGCTGAGTGTGCCTTACGGTATCAGATGATCCAGTTACAGCTTGATGAGCATAACAAACGCTTTGATAGGCTGGAGAAGATGATGACAGGTGGGTTTGCGTCTATCTCTGTAATCATAACTCTGGCTGTTGCTATCTTAGAGTTTGCTAGGTAGATATGGATATCAATGAGTCAACAAATGTGACAATACCTATTCGTAACCTGATTGCTATGGTTGCGGCTACGTCTATTGCCACTATGGCTTATTTTAGTATGCAAGAGCGTCTTAATACTATTGAACATTCTTTTGACAAGTCACAACTGGAAATAGAGCGTAACACTGAGTTTCGTATTCTATGGCCTCGTGGAGAGCTTGGGTCTTTACCTGCTGATGCTCGACAAGACATGATGATTGAGAGTATTCAGATTGATGTTGTTGGCTTACGTCAGATAGAAGAAGAGGTTCACGAGTTAACAATTCGTATTGGAACTATCGAAGCTCTCTGGGATCAGGATACAGAATGATACAACAACTTATTGGACCTATTGTTAACCTTGTTGGTGGGCATCTTCAGCGCAAGTCAGAAGAGAAGAAGGCTGTCCATGAACGCAAGATGGTAGCTATACAGCAAGACGCTAATTGGGAAAACATACATGCGAACAATGCGGCTAACTCATGGAAAGACGAGTGGTTTACGATCTTGTTTTCAGTGCCTTGTATTCTTGCGTTTTTCCCTAGCATGGTTCCTGTAGTAATGTCCGGCTTTGAAGCATTAGATTCTATGCCTGAGTGGTACAAAGGTTTCTTGGGTGCGGCTGTTGCGGCATCGTTTGGGCTTCGCGGCCTAGCTAACTGGAAGAAATAATATGGCGGCTCCAAAATACGGTGACATTTTAGAAATAGACGGGCAACTTGTTGAGTTTACTCCTGTTGGGTATATGCCTGTAAGTCCCAAAAGGGCTGAAGGAATGTTGACTAAACCAGCTCCTACTACTAAAGCTACTACGCCTACTGGCACGCCTACTACTGATCCCACTAAAACTCCTGCTGGAGAGACTGGCGGCTTTGATCCCAATGGTGGACCTACAGGCGGTGTAACAGAAGAGACTGGTACTGATGCTCCTGCTCCTGAGACTGGCGGCGTTAAGCCTATGCGGGACGTTAAAGGTGACGAGCCAGTAGAAACACCTTCTGAAATGACGTTTACATTCTTTGAAGGCGCAGAGCGAGGCGATGCTAGTCCAACTTCTTTGTATGAAAGTAGAGAAGCAGAGCAAGTAACTGAAGCAGAGCTACGCGCGTACTTTGAAGGCGACACTGTAAACAGATTACCAGAAGTCTTTGGTACGTTTGATAACTATCTTGCCTATATGACTGAGCGTGAACAGCTTATACAGGCTGGTGATTACGACGTAGGCAACTGGGACGAGTACACAGGATCGCTAACAGAAGACGATCTAATGATCCTTGAAGGCGAGGATCTGACTCAGTACGGTGACGATGCCTCATCTACCTACGAAGAGTTGTATGGAGAGCGTACACAAAATCAATCTGCCGCATATAACAACTGGGTTAACTCTGAAGCTAACCAGGCATTGCTAGAGAAGTATGGTGTTAACGATACGGTCTATAGCGAGACAGGTGATAAGTTTCAGTGGAACGGTTCGGCCTATGTAAAGACTGTTAACGAAGATCATGCCGGTCTTACTGACTACGTTAAGATGGCTATGGTCGTGGCTTTAACGGCGGGTACAGGAGCCGCAGTGGCCGCAGTAGCTCCAGCGTTAGGAACTGTTGGGTCTGCTACTTTAAGCAATGCAATCACACAGGCAATTACTACAGGCAGTATTGACCCAGACCAACTTTTGCAATCTGCCGCCACAGCAGGATTTAGTCAGGCTCTTAACGAGGTTATTGGCCCTGCTTTATCTAAAGCAATGGGTGGTATTGATGTTTCTAAAATTACAGGCATAGAACAAGTAGATAGCGTTTTAAACTCAATGGGTCAAACGGCAATTCGTCAAGCGGTTTTTGACGGCAGTTTAGACATGGATCAAATTGTTACGTCAGGATTGTTTACTGCGGCTTCAGAGTTTGCTGAGTGGTTGGCTCCAGCCTCAGATTCAGAAGAAAATAAAGCAAAACTTGCCGAATGGAGTGCCAGTAGGTCGGAAGAGCAAAATGCAGAGCTTGCAGAAGTTCTTGATAGGGAGTTCGGAAATGATTTAAACGAAGCTCTTGCCCAACAACAATCTGTTGCTATGAGTGATGCAATTGGCAGGATTCAAGACAATCTTAATGAGATGTATGCTCCAGAGCCTGAGCCAGATTTTAGTGCACCTGAAGAAAGTACAGTAGATGCGGCGGGATCTGGGTTAGAAGA